ACCCAAGGCACCTATCCAAAACCGCAAAGAACGCATACGATACACAAGCGTTTATTCTTGCCCCAACTGCGGGCGCGGATTTGCAGGAACAGGAATAGCCGATTACTGCTACCATTGCGGGCAGGCTTTAAAGTGGGGTGACGCAGATGTCTGAAATTGGTCTGAAGCCCTGCCCGTTCTGCGGGGGCGAGGCATATTACAGAACGCCTACGCACTTAAAAGGGACCGCTTTCGATGTAATGATGGTCGAATGCAAACAATGCGGCGCTTCGCCGTACGCGGTAGAAGTTTATGAAAATGATACCGAAGAAAACAAACGTAAGACAATTTCTGAGTTTTGGAACAGGAGGGCTGAATGACCGCAAAAGAATACCTCTCGCAGTACAAGGACCTGAACGACAGCATAAACGCGAAGCTGGAGCAGGTCGGGGAGCTTCGCCGGAAGCTCGGACGGTACACACAGTTCAACGCCCCGCGACCGTATCGGCGAGATAACCGCCCGGATAGTCGACCTGGAGCGCGAGATAAACGAGGACATCGACCGCAGCATAGACCTCCAGCGGGAGATACGCGCGGCGATAGCGACCGTCCCGGAGGTGCGCCTGCGCACGCTGCTGGAGTACAAGTACATCAACCTGCTGACCCTCGACGAAACCGCCGTCCGCATGAATTACAGCTATCCGCAGATATGCCGCCTGCACGGGCGGGCGCTCCAGCACGTAAAGATGATATGGAATGATAGCTGAAAATGTGCTATACTAGTATCATGAAATACTGAAAAGCGCCCGAAGCAATCGCCCGGGCGCTTTTTCTATGCAAGCAGGTGGTGATGTTGAATGATAAGAATTTAGTGCCGTTCTCAAATCGAAGCGAGAGCGAAGCAAGAGAAAACGGCAGAAAGGGCGGCAAGAAATCCGGCGAGACCCGCCGCCGCAAAAAGGCGCTGAAATCCCTTATGAACGACCTGCTCTCAAGCGGAATCGTGAACGACGACATATACAACATGACTGTAGACATGGGCTTCGGAGCAGACCCGACCTACGGTGCGGCAGTAGTCGCGGCGATGGTACGGCAGGCGGCGCTCGGGGACACCAAGGCGTTCAATGCGATAGTCGACCTTATCGGCGAGGGCAGCTCCGGGGAGCGCGTGAAGCTCCAGAAGAAGCAGGCAGCATTGCAGGAGAAGAAGTTCTCCGGCGAGGAGGAGCAGTCCCCGGACGACGGCTTCCTGTCGGCGCTGGACGGCTCTGCTGCGGAGGACTGGAACGATGAAGATTAAAGCAGTGTTCAGGTTCAAGCCGTTCTCCCGGAAGCAGCGGAAAGTGCTGAACTGGTGGTGCCGCTCGTCCCCGGTGAGGGACTATAACGGCATTATCGCAGACGGCGCTATCCGCTCCGGGAAGTCAGTCGCGATGTCGCTGAGCTTCGTTATCTGGGCTATGTCGGAGTTCGAAGCCTGCAACTTCGCGATGTGCGGAAAGACTATCGGTTCGTTCCGGCGCAACGTCCTGTTCTGGCTGAAATTAATGCTCCGCTCTCGGGGGTATTCGGTGTCGGAACAGCGCACTGAGAACCTTGTGGTCGTTCGCAGAGGAAATTTAGAAAATTATTTTTATGTGTTCGGCGGCAAGGACGAGCGCTCCCAGGATCTCATTCAGGGTATCACGCTTGCGGGTGTGTTCTTTGACGAGGTCGCGCTCATGCCGGAGAGCTTCGTCAACCAGGCGACCGGACGCTGCTCGGTGGACGGGTCGAAATTCTGGTTCAACTGCAATCCCGGCAGTCCCGCGCACTGGTTCAAGACTGGCTGGATAGACAAGCGCGCGGACAAACGTCTGCTATATCTGCATTTCACGATGGACGACAACCTGTCGCTGTCGGAGGCAGTCAAGGAGCGTTACCGGGGAATGTACACCGGCGTGTTCTTCAAGCGATACATACTCGGGGAGTGGAAGTCCGCTGACGGCGTAATCTACCGCCAGTTCGCCGACGACCCGGAGCGGTTCATTCTCGACGAGGTCCCGGCGGATATCATCATCGGAACGATGGGGCTTGACTTCGGCGGAAACGGCTCGGCGCACGCGGGGTGTCTTGTGGGAATAACCCGCGGGTACCGCAGTATCGTGATTCTGGACGAGTACTACCGCAAGGAAGTAATCGACCCGGGAACGCTCACGGACGACGTCTGCGGTTTCGTTCAGCGCTCGCAGGCGCAGTGCAGGGCGACTTCCATCTGGTGCGACAGCGCGGAAACTACGCTCATAAAGGGCATACGCACCGAGGTGTTCGCGCGGCATATCCCGGTGGAAGTCCGCAACGCGCGCAAGGGCGAGATAATCGACCGCATACGGCTCTGTGACATGCTCATGAGCCAGGGCAGGTTCTTTATCATGCGGCGGTGCAGGCACACCATAGCGGCGCTCTCAGAGGCTGTCTGGGACAGCAAATCGCCGACCAGGGACAGGCGCCTTGACGACGGCTCGACTAACATTGACAGTCTTGACGCGCTGGAATACGCCCTCGAACCGCACGCGAACCGGCTCATAGAATTTGGAGGAATACATGAACGCAAATGAAATAGCCGCCGCATTCGGGCAGGAGTTCAGCGGCTCGGAATACTACAGCGCCTGCATAGACAAGTGGCGGCGCATATACCGCGACGACCCGGAGTGGCGGCAGACCGCAAAGGGCGGGCTTTTCTCGCGGGGCAAGCGGCAGCTCCTGCGGCTGAACATGGCTAAGGTACTGTGCGACAGTCTGTCGGCGCTGACCTTTTCGGAGCAGTGCGAGATAACGCTTGACTTCCCCGAATATCAGGCGTACATAGACGATACGCTGAACGCGAACGGCTTCTGGAAGCAGCTCCCGGAGCTTCTCAGCAAAGCGTACGCCATGGGCGGCGGGGTGCTGAAATGCTACCTCTCCGGCGGGAAACCGAGGATCGACTACATCACCGCCGACCGCTTCGTCCCGGTGAGCTGGGACGGCTCCGGAGTGCAGTCCGGAATACTTTCGGGGACTTACACGCGGGGCGAGGACTACTTCCATCTGCTTGAATTCATGCAGCCGGGCAGGTCGGAATTCAAGCTGTTCAAGGCGGCTTCCGACAGCGAAATCGGGCGGGAATGCCCGCTTGCGGAGATGTTCCCGGACTTGCAGAATCCGGTCGTGTACGAGGGCGGCAAGCCGGTGTTTGCGTACTTCCGGCCGTTCGTTAGCAACAATTCTGACTACGACGTGCCGCTCGGAATGTCCGTCTACGCGAACTGCACGGATACGCTCCGGGCGCTCGACACGGTGTTCGACAGCTTCCAGCGGGAGTTCGTCCTCGGCAAGAAGCGCATAATCGTGCCTAGCTCCTGTGTGCAGACCATAATCGACCCGGACACCGCCGAAGCAGTCCGGTACTTCGACGCGGACGACGAGGCTTTCATAGCGCTCCGGCACGAGGACGGCGAGAGCCTTAAAATCACCGACAACACCACGGAACTCCGCATAGAACAGCACGTCAGCGCCATCAACGCGTATCTGAATATCCTGTGTATGCAGACCGGGCTGTCGGCGGGAACGTTCTCGTTCGACGTCCAGCAGGGCATGAAAACGGCGACGGAGATAATCTCCCAGGAAAGCAAGACCGCGCGCACCGTCAAGAATAACAAGAACCTGCTGACCGAGATGATAGAAACGGTCGTTCACGCGCTGATTCAGCTCGGAGTGATGTCCGGAGAGATTTCCGCGCGGGAGTACAGCGTAACAGTCGGCTGGAACGATAACATCATCATCGACGACAACACGCTGATAGACAACAATATCAAGCTGGTTTCGGCGGGGCTGAAGTCGAAAATAAAGGCGATAATGGAAGTCCAGAAATGCGACGAAGCCACCGCCCGGGAGGAACTGGAGCGCATGTCGCAGGAATCCGGCGGCGGGGATATCGCGGATTTCTTCGGTGACGAATCATGACCGCCCTTGAAGCGCTGAACCTCGCCGCTCCCATCGCCGACGCATACATGAGCGTTGAGGAACGGTTACTCGTCCGGATAGCGCGGCAGCTTTCGCTGAACGACGACCACCAGCTAAACGAGGTCAGCAAGTGGCAGTTAAAGCAGCTTGCAAAGCACGGGCATCTCCGGCAGGACGCGCATAAAATCATCGCGGCAGGCACAAAGGGCATTCCCGGGAACGTCGCGGATACCGTCCGGCAGGCGATAGACGATACGCTCGCCGAGGACGGAATCCAGGGCATGTGGCATGATAAGCGGTTCGCCGAGAGCGCCGCGAACTCCGTCAAGCACTATCGTAATCAGGCTAAGGACGTGTACAATCAGGTCAACACCGTCATGAAGTACAAGGCGGAGAGCACGTTCGTCCGCGCCGTGAATACGGTAGCTGACAAATGGACGCAGGAGCAGCGCCGGGAGCAGTCCGAGATAGCGAACAAGCAGGACATGCTGAATATTCTGAACAGCAACACGGCTGCGGTCGTTTCGGGCGCGGAGAGCCGCACAAAGGCAGTCCGCACGACGATACACGAGATGGCGCAGAAAGGCATTCCGGCGTTTGTGGATAAGTCGGGGCGGGAATGGTCGCCGGAGGCTTACGTCAACATGGATATCCGCGCGACGGTCAAGAATACTGCTCTGGAAGCGCAGTTCTCGACTATGGACAGCCTCGGGCAGGACGTGTTCGAGGTGAGCTCCCACCCCGGCAGCCGCCCGAAGTGCCGCCCCTGGCAGGGGAAGCTAATCAGCCGCTCCGGGAAAACTACCGAGATCACCGACATCAACGGGCGCAAGCACAAGGTCATTCCGCTGTCGCAGACCAGCTTCGGCGAGCCGGACGGGCTGTTCGGGATAAACTGCGGACATCGTCCGCGCGGCGTTTCCGACGGGCTGTTCCGGAAGTCCTCGGTTGAATATGATGATACCGAGGATAAGGAACTTTACAACAAGGTCTGCCGTCAGCGCGAGCTTGAACGCAGGGTGCGGAAATCCAAAACGGAAGCCGATATGCTCGAAGCTGCGGGCGATACCGAGGGCGCAAAGGAAGTCCGCAGGAAGATGGCGGAGCAGAACAAGGCATTGAAATCCTACTGCGACAGCAACGGGCTGAAATATCGGTCGGACAGGGTGAGGACTTATGGGAGCGTGAATAATGGTGGAAAGCTCAGGGAAAGCGGAAGCAAGAAACCTATCACAGCCATTACCGATGAAACGGTCGCTAAAGTTCCAAAGGTTACTCCAAAAACATATTCTGATGATATCTGTGAGAAAATACACCAAGAACATCAAAAGCTGCTGAAAACATCTATGATGGAAAACGGCAGTAAGGAAGTAGCTTTTATCCTCAATAGTGATATGACCGGAAAGCGCGTTCTTCATGGCACTGATGATAAAATAGAATTCGGCGCTTTTTACGGCAAGGATTTGTTCCTTATGCATAATCACCCTCGGAACAATAGCTTTTCTATCGACGATGTGGTTGAGTTCTTTGGAGAAAATAGTCTTAAATCCATGTCAGTTGTTAAGAATAACGGCAAGATTGAGGTATTGACAAAGCTCACGGAATATGATAGAATAGACTTGATAAGAGAGCTTGACAGAATGGTGCGAAAGCAGATTAAAACTGGGTCTGACGCTGAATATCGTGCTGTTGTCAATAAATTTCTTAACAAGTATATTGACATGGGGGTAATTGAATGGCTGAAATAAAAAAGCATTCTCTCGACGGTTCGAACGAAGAAGCGGTCGAAAAAATGAGGCAACTTCTGAAAGACCTTGAACGCGAAGCGGACGAGAAATCAAACAATAGTAAGAAATAAGCACCTTGTACAAAAGCAAGGTGCTTTTTCATTCCAATAGCCAAGCGCTCCGACGGGGCGCTATTTTTATGTTCCCGATATTAATGTCGGGAACATCACGGGAACGCAGCGCGGCAAGATGACGTGCATACAGTTACGGGCAGATAGGTCATTTATGCCCGGAATAATGACCAGCGGGGGCAGAACCCGCCGTTCCCACCATAATCGCACGTTGAGAGATCAGCGTGCTTTTTTATTGTCCGAAACACGCTGACGACATTAAAAGCCCGCGCGGAATACAGTCATACGGACTTAAAACGGAGGTAACAACAATGGCAGACGAACAGACAACCCAGGCAACACAGGAGCAGGGCGGCGCTCAGACCGCCGGAGGTGATCCTACCACATCTACGCAAAGTTTTGCGCAAAACATTCTCGGCGATGTAAACCCGGACGGTATTGTGCGCAAAACTGGCGCGCAGGGGGCGGCAAAAACATTCACGCAGGACGAGGTCAACGACCTCATAAAATCGCGCCTTGAGCGCGAACGCAAGGGACTTCCCAGCAAGGAGGATCTCGCGGCATTCCACAAGTGGCAGGACGACCAGAAATCCGCAGAGCAGAAGTCCGCGGAAGCTATCAAGGTGCAGTCAGACCGCGCGGACGCAGCCGAGAAGAAAGCCGCCGCTCTGGAAGCGAAGCTGCTCGCCACGTCAAAGGGCGTAAAGCCGGACGCGGCGGACGACGTAGTAGCGCTGGCTTCGCTTAAAGTCAGCGACGACATGCCGCTTGAAAAGGCAATCGACGAGGTGCTGAAGAAATATCCGCAGTTCGCGGGAGGTTCAGCGCCGACAACAACAGGGGTTTCCGGCGGGAACGGCAGCGCCGCGATTTCCGGCGTTGAAGCCGCGTTCCGTGCGAAGAACCCCGGAATCAAAATCTGAAAGGAGATTTAATTTATGCCGCATGAGGCTCAGGAGCGCTATTCTTCGCTTGTCCTTGCGAAAATGCGCTCGGAAAACATTCTTAAGGACGGTATCATCTTCAACAACGACTACGAGGGCGACCCGGTCGCGGGCGCGGTCAAGGTTCCGGTGCGCGACGGCGAGGTCAAGGTCGGCGACTACGACCGCAGCGCCGGCGGCGATCTTTCCGAAAGCTCCACCGAGTACCGCTCTATCCTCATCAACCGCGAGAAGTACGTCAACGAGCTTGTGGACGGCTACGACGCGGCTTCCGTTCCCGACAACCTTATCGCGGACAGGCTTGACAGCGCGGGCTACTCCATGGCGACCGCCCTCGACCGCGACGGCGCTTCCACGCTCATCTCGCAGGGCACCCGCGTCAATACGTCCTCCATTTCCGCAAGCACCGTATACAGCGATGTTGTGGATATCCGTACGCTGATGAGCAAGGCGAACGTCCCGAACGACGGCAGACGCTACCTGCTTGTTACCCCGGACATCTACGCGGCTATGCTGAAAAGCCCGCTGTTCGTGCAGGCTTCCGCGCTCGGCGACGAGGTGAAGCAGTCCGGCGCGGTCGGCAAGATCGCGGGATTCACCG